ATGTCTCCGCACGGCAGTTTGGGTAACTGCCCCCGCAGCCTTAATAGGCCACGGTCCACCTAATCTTGATGTCGACGGTATTAGGACGTCCAGCACGCTCCAAATGCCTCAATTCAAGAGGGGATAAACCTCTCTTCAAGAAGAATTTGAGGAGGGCTCCATAGTCATCCAAAAATGATTTTGGAATCCTAGGAACAGCTACGGCGGCCCTGACAAGGGGTCTTTGTAGCTTCGCATCCCATCTATCGGTTTGGTAACCGGTAGAGGAGATACGGCCCAACGCAGGAGATTCGGGTCCAACGTACGGAAACGGAATAATCCGAACAATACGTTCATCCAGCCAATCTACAGTAGAACGAAACCCCTTTAAATAAAGTTGATTCCGAAGGGATACTATAGATTGGATCTCCGAGACATGCCTCCGTTCGGTAGGAAACTCTCTTCTGACTTTCACAACTGAAACATCGTGACCGTCATAATAGTCCTTACCACATGACTCTCTGAACTTTCCAGTCCAGAAAGACTTGTTCTCATTTACGACAAGACCAAAGTCTTGTAGTGCCGAGATAACGGAAAGCGTATATTCTACAGGGACAATAATATCGTCTCCGTAGACACGCACCTGACCTAGAAATTGCTTTATGAGATTTCTAGTCAGTGGTTGATTGAGCTCTTTTTCAATCCCGAGAAAAACAATGGTGCAAAACACCATTGCTTCCATAGGAAAGCAAAGAGCAGAACCCATCGACGCGAACCTAGCCAGGCGTATAACGCCATGGTTGGGCACGTCAGCCTTCCGTGATCTACAAGCATCAACCGCAGCCGCAAGGTGCGGATGATTGCGAAGTAGACTACGTACGAGCTGATTGGAAACGCGATCAGATGCTTCACTCAAATCGAGTGTAGCGAGGTCACCACGGGCAGACCCAAGTCGGGCCAGCCTTTGATTTTGAATCTGTGATGACCAACTGACGAATCGTCCACCGAGCTTGTCAAGCTCGACCGATTCCTCGAATCGCTCAAGTAATGCTTGCTGTGCATACTGCATAGCAAACGGTTCTCGAGCAATAATTCGTGGCGCTTTCAACGTTTTAGGAACTGAAATTACCTCAACGGGAATTTCAGAACCAGGTTCCAAGGAGGTAACGCTGGATAGGTAGTGTGCAAAGGACCAGTTTGGAATGAGAAACTCCCCAACAGGGAAATATCTCTCCAATCGGTCCGTCCACAACTGCGAGCGATACTTCGCATTTCCGCGAAGTCCGTCCGCAACCGATCCACTGCTGACTCGAGGTACATGCTCTCCTCGGTAGACTGATAAGTCGACCTCAGTGAGTATGTCACGAAAAAGCAGGCTACTGACTCGTCTGAAGTTAGATTCGGAATTGTATCCGTCTCGATTACCCAGGGCGATGTCAGCTGTTCGTATCTCTTTGTCACTTTGAATGTACCTTTCTATCGCTAGATTCTCACGTTCTTGCGAACATGGGAGTTCTATCTTACTGTACAACAGAGAAATCTGTCGTATGGCATAGATTGCGGCGAAGTTAGGTTCACTCAACAACCAACCAGTTTCACGGTCAAACACAAGACCGAGGAAACCTCCGAGAAATCGGGGGAGCCCTCCTACTCTTCCTTTCTTTTGGAAAGGTAAGAATAGATTTCGGTCTACACGCCCTTGATCAAGACCTTTTTCGAGGTCCTTAGCAAAGGTGGGTAGGGTTATCGTAAGAAACGATAACCCCTCATGTTTGACACGAGCTTCGATCGTTTTTAGATCGAAACTGGTGCTAACGCAACACCAGGTCCCCAATTCTAAGAGGACCTCCCGTAGGAATAACATTTGGCTTTTCATAATTCCCCTCCTAACAAAAGGGTGGATTATCCATAGCTCAAGGTTATACCGAAAGGAGTGAGGAGGATGAGACGTAGTCTCACACCCCCCTCACTAGGCTCGAGAACAATAGTTCTCAAACTTAACAGTTTAGAGCTAAAGAGGAATTTCCTCTTTAGTTCTCGCCACCAAGGAACTTGGTGAGCACTGCCCCACTTGAAGCGTTGAGCTGTGTGACGAAACCGTCAACAACAGCCTTCATTTCGGCCACCGTGTAACCATCGGTTGGACCATCGATCACGAGCGAAACGCTCATAGAACGAATGGTGTTAGTCGCGGTTACAAGGGGGTCGACAATGACCTTCTTGTGGTTAAACCTGGCCAGTCTACGAGTCCTTTTACCATACTGGTGAGAGAACTGATAAGACAGGTAGCCATCGCCGGAAGTAAAAACTCCAGCGTTGGTGCCACTGCTGGTTCGCGGAAGCGAAACAGCAGACGCAGGTGAAACAGTAACTGTTTGTGGGTCGGCAATAGCCATGAGCATTATCCTTACAGGTAATTATTGAATTATTATTCAATTGTAAGGAGACATGCGGTTGCATATCTCCAATGGATCTATCCCAAGATCCTTGGTGCCTTGGACATTCCAAGGGCAGCCAATATGGCCCATTGCCCAGCACTAAAGGTGTTGGGATTTAGACCGAATCCGAAAGGAGTCGCCTTTACACGTTCCTTACGCTGAATAACGTAAGTTACGGAAAAGGGCCCACGGTCCCCGTTACTAAGTACGGGGCCAGTGAGTGTGAAGCGCCTATGAGACACATAGTGTCGCATAAGGTAACCCCACCTGATGACAAGTCCGTCAGACTGAAGTGCACTAGCATTGGACAGATTTGTTCCAATATTAGCGACCCAATCAACGAGCCAACTCCATGGAGCAAGATTCCAGAGCACCTCAGGAGTAATCCTGAGACCAAGAAGTTTGTTAGCTTCTTGGACAAATTTCTCACTTTTGTCAACCACGGAAGATCCGAGGTTGAGATAGTAAGAATATGCTCCGGCAAACGAATAGCGTTCATAAACGCGATCCGTTACAACCAATGCTCCCAATCGCTCCGCGTAACTGTTAAATACGTTAGCTCCTTTTGAGTTAACGTCCCCAATTAGGGGCCAGGCAGTATCGGTAAACGTCGAATTATTCGCCGTTGCGATATTGCTGTAAATAACAGTAGGTGGATACGCATACCGCCTCCGGACAATAAGTCCAGAGTCTCTCCTATATTGATTCAAGATTTTGTCATAATCGACAACAACCTTAGCAATATTCTGGAGTTCTCTTACTAAAGGAGCCCATCCGAACTCAGCATTCAAGTATTCTTTTCCTAAAGAACGGAAAAAGTCTGCTCGAGTAGCCAGAGTCAAAATGGATCCAATAGCTTGAGGAATCCCCTCCCGCAGAATTTCTGCGGTAGTTGTAGAGAGAGCGGCGATCGGTTTAGTAGGGATAGTGTCTCGTATTGCTTTAGGTCCCCAGAAATCAGTATTGATTGCTGGCGGATCAACAAAACGAGTGATACCGGCACTGTCGGGCACAATAGCACCACGAAACCATCCAGTTCGAGAACCAACCTTACTCCTGAGAAATCGGGAGGGGTGAGAAGGGATAACTAATCTCTTCTCTGTCGAGAACGGATGTCCAGTGTCCATACCTTTATTGCCATTCTTAGCAAACTGTGGATCCCGAAGGATCTGAGTAAGCGGACTGTCAATTAGGGTACCCAAATGATCACCACCACTTCTAAAAGAAGTAGTGGTTTGCGTGGGTTTTACATTGTTTATAATTTGATTTGTGCCATTAAGTATAACAGCACTGTTATTCAAACGATAAACTTGACGTGGATCACCTATGGTAGGTAATTCACGTGACTGTGTGTAAATCCCGGCGATTGCCAAAAGAGTTTCCTTTCATCTGAGTAGATACACCTCTCGGTACACTGTAAAAGGTGTATCAGTGCGTGTACCTGAACTACGCTTTGTGAGCGTGACTCAAAATACGGGGTGCGTTAAAGCACCGGGGTGGCCTTATGGG